AAAATAATTCACTTCAAGGCTTAACAACAGCACAAAAACTTGCTATTCTTTTCCCTAATTAATTATGGCTATAGAACCTAAAAATACCCGAGAACATATTCTGGCCCTGTACGGTTATCTTACAGGAGTTAAAAGAGATATTTCCCAAATTAAAAATAATCATCTTAAACACATGCATGCAGATATTGAAAAATTGGGTGGCAAGGTAGACAAAATCTACTGGGTTCTTTTAGCTACAGTGGGGACTGTGGCCTTATTCTTTTTAGATAAATTATTATCATAATGAAACTTACAGCAAATATAACTCTTGACGAGTTAACTAAGTCGCAAACTGCGGAACGTAAGGGAATTAACAACAATCCTAATCCAAAACAAATAGATAATCTTAAAGCATTGGCTACAAATATATTGCAACCAGTACGATCTCATTTTGAAAAACCGCTTATTATATCTAGCGGATCTCATTTTGAAAAACCGCTTATTATATCTAGCGGGTTCCGTTGTGCCCAGCTTTGTGTAGAAATTGGTAGCAGTGTGAACAGCCAACATGTGGCGGATGATAATGCAGCTGCAGCAGACTTCGAGATACCTGGTGTAGATAATAGAGAGCTAGCAAAGTGGGTTAGATCAGAGCTAGAATTTGACCAGCTCATCTTAGAATTTTACAGAGACAATGAACCAACTTCAGGTTGGATTCATTGTAGTTATTCTACAGACCACAATAGGAATCAATCTTTGCGAGCCATGAGAGAAGATGGTAAAGTTATTTACAAACCGTGGTTAGAGTAAGTTCAACAAACTTCCACCTACCATTCTCTTGTTTTACCCATTTGTGTTCTCGATAAAACTTAACCCATCCTTGATGTAATTTAAGTTTTTCTTCGTATGTTAATTTTTCTTTTTCTTTCTGTTTCATAACCTATTATACCACATGCACTTTTTCAAAAGGTTAAATAAGCAAGCAAAGTGAATTAAGGCAAAAAATAATTATTGTAGTAGTAGGTGAAAAAAAATTAAAAAAACGTTTTTTTGATTTTTACTCTTCTCTGTCGTCGTGCCAACGTTCGTTAATTTTTTCGGCCATCCAGACGGCAACAGGTATGCAGACAATAAACGTATATTCAGCGGCTCTGAGTATACTTACATCCCATAACTTCATAATGATGTGATGAATTAAAATGGGTGCAAATCCTCCAATACACAACAGGATTGTCATTCTAATATAAAACGGATACTTCATATCCAATCTTTTAACTCTTCTCCCATGATTTGGGTAGCTATATTTACTTTCTTTCTTAATGATTTTACAATCTTCTCATCAACAGTATCCTCTGCTATAAAGTCTACATATGTCACTTTTTGAACTTGTCCTATTCTGTGCGCTCTGTCTTCTGATTGCATACGTTTTTCGAGATCGTAGCCGTTAGAATAATAAACTACATTACTAGCCTGGGTTAGTGTAATACCATACCCACCAGTAGAGGGGGTACCGACAAAGAATCTACACTCGTCTTTCTTTTGAAAGCTATCAATATTAGATTGTCTATGCTCCGGTCTTGTACGTCCATAATAATCGACAACAGAATTATTACCATATTCTTTACGTATAGCTTTTACAATCGACTCCACGTCGTATTGATAGTGGGCCCAAATAATAACCTTACCTTCCATCTCTTCAAGCACATCCATAAGTTCTTCTAAACGATTAGATTTAAGTTCTTGGACGGTGCCATCATCAGATGTGAAATGACCACATGTTATTTGATGCAATCTCATCAGCTGTGTTAACACGGTAGCTGTGGACATAGTCTTACCGTTAAGTTCTGCTAGTGCAAGTTGTTTCATTTGTCTGTAAACTTTCTGTTGGTCTGGTGATAACTGCACAACCCGTTTCATAAATATTTTATCCGGTAAATCTAAACAATCATCTTTTAATACACGATAAGAAAAAGGTTTGAGTTTCTCTGACAACTCCCCCAGGTTCCGATAACCCACCACAATTTGAACAGATCGTCCACCAAAATTTGCCGTCTTCATAATCGCATATCTTGTTCTAAATGTGTAGTAAGATCCGTGGCCTAGTAATTCCTCTAATAAGAAATCACATTGTTTGTATAAATCTAATGGTGATTTAGTTACAGGCGATCCTGTTAATATTCTTCTGTATCTACTTAACTTAGCAAGCTCACATATATTCTTAGTTCTTTTAGCATCAGGGTTCTTAATCGTTGTAGATTCATCGATAGCCAACAAGGTTCTGTGACTGTTTAAAAACTTACGAGCAAACTCACAACCCTTTGTTGTAGAAAAAGATTCTACATTCATAATTAAGATATGTAGCTTTTCATTAGTCTCAAATAAACTAGCTAATCTTTGTTTCTGTTTCTTGGTTATTGTAGCTTTCCACAAGACATTAGTTTTTTCAATATGATCAGGTAAATGGTCAGGCACCTGATTTAAATACCAAGTACCCACTACACCTTTAGGTGCCACAATTAAGGCACCATCTATTTTACCCTTGTCATAAAGCATAGCTATATTGTCTATCAATACTTTAGATTTGCCAGTACCCATCTCCATGAAGTACGCAAAAAATTCTTTATCCCAAGACATTTCTAAAGCCTTGAGCTGATGCTCATACGGTTTTGTCTTAAATTTGTAATTCATCTTTCTATTGACATTGATACTATATAGTTTATTAATGTCAAGTATGAAAGACGACAGAAAGCAGGATTATTCAAGTGTTAAACAGGTACGTGTACCTAAAGTATATGTATTGCAAGAAGTAGCGGGGACCAGGGATGGTCGTCCTAAGTTTAATATTATGGGTGCCTCGCAGTATGGTAAGTTAGAATTTCTACTACCAGAACTTTCACAAATAATTTTTTCACCAGGTCCATTAATTTTTAAATTAAGAAAACTGTTGAAAGATTATAGAACCACTGACTATGTGTTACTTACAGGTGATCCTGCAATAATAGGTGTAGCCTGTTCTATCATATCAGAATTAACAAATGGTAAATTCAATTTGTTAAAGTGGGACAAACAAGAAAAAAGATACTATCCAATTGAAATCAATTTATATGAGAAAGGAGAAATTAATGAATAGTATAGACTTCGAACAAGATAAAACAAAAGACCTGGCTTCTGCAGATAATGCAGGTGAGCTATCAACACAGGTCGTTAGATTGCAATCTTTAGAGGATAAAATTAAAGATCTAGAGATTCAATTGAAAGATAAAAAGCGAGAAGCAGATAAAGTTTCAGGTGAGGTTATTCCTACTATTATGCAAGAGATGAATATCTCATCGCTTAAATTAGCAGACGGTTCAGCTGTTGAAGTTAAACCCGTCTACGGTGCTTCTATTCCTATTGCAAAGAAGGAAGAAGCATTTAAATGGCTTCGTGAGCACGGCTTAGGTGATCTTATCAAAAATGAGATAACCGTTGCCTTTGGTCGTGACGAAGATAACAAGGCACAGCAATATGCTGTCCTTGCGCAAGGTCAAGGGTACGAACCTGTCCAGAAATTAAAGGTCGAACCCATGACACTTAAAGCACTAGTTCGCGAGCGTATCGAGGCTGGACAGGATATGCCAGCGGACTTGTTTAATGTGTTCGCAGGCAACCGAACTAAAATAACAAGGAACAAATAACATGGAAACAGGAAACGTAACAAAAAAAACTGCTAGCCTACCTGCCAATGTAATGGAACAGGATGCTGGAAAAGGTTTAGGTACGTTAGGTCAAGAAGATCTAGCGCTGCCTTTTTTGAAAATCCTTGGACAATTATCTCCCGAAGTAAACAAAAGGGATGGTAAGTATGTCGAAGGTGCAGAACCAGGTATGATATATAACTCTGTATCCCATCAACTCTTTGATGGTGAGAAGGGTATCAATCTTATACCTTGTTTCTATAAACTTGAGTATGTTGAGTGGAAAGATAGAGGTGAAGGTTCTGGTGCGCCAGTAACGGTACACCCGTCTACATCTGACATAATCAGTAAAACAAAACCGGATGCAAATTATAAAGACAGATTACCAAACGGTAATTACGTAGAAAAAACTGCGAGTCATTATGTAATTGTAACTGGTGACAGCCCATGTACAGCTTTGATTACAATGAAATCTACACAACTAAAAGTTAGTAGAAATTGGAACTCAATGTTGTCAAGCCTAAGACTAAAAGGTAAGAGTGGTAATCTCTATCAACCACCTGCATTTAGTCATATTTACAATCTAGCAACAACTCAAATGTCAAATGATAAAGGCACTTGGTTTGGTTGGAAAGTTAATAAGGTGGGTCCAATAGAAGACGCAGCTCTTTATCAACAAGCGAAAGCGTTCTCTGAAAACATTTCCAAAGGACAAGTAAAAGTCAAACATGGAAATGAATCAGCAGAGAAAGATTCGATTATTTAGGACTTCCCTCGTTGGAAGAAAGGGCGGTGATGGGAGACTGGATCCGCCCTTTAAATAATTATGGATAATTTATTTTCTAAATATTTCGCTGGTTATGATCTTGCGTATGGTCAAGCCGACATGAGTCGCCTTGAGATAGATCCCATTACTAAAAAACAGAAACCAAGTTATCGTTGGAATGATGAGGATATCACAGACCAAGTCTACAACGAACACTTGGCTGGAGAAAGGTCGATTGGTATCCAACCTTGTACTAAGGATGGACTAGCAAGGTTTGGTGCTATCGATGTCGACTTCAAAGATTATGAGAAGTACGACCGTAAAAAGTTTTTCGATACAATACAGAAGTTTGATTTACCATTAATACCCGTGCTATCTAAAAGTGGTGGTATGCATCTTTATATATTCTTAAAAGATTTTGTTAGCGCAACAGTCTTAAGATCTTTTCTAAGTAATCTGTTGCCACTATTTAAATTAAAATACGACACAGAAATATTTCCAAAACAAACGCGACTCGTAAAAGACTCTGAAACAGGAAAAATAAGTAAGGGTAATTTTATTAATCTACCTTATTTTAAAAAATCAGAAAGAATAGCTTTAAATGTAGATGGAACTAAATTTTCTTTTGAAGAGTTTATGAAAGTTGTGGAAGCTAATCTTGTAGCAGAAGACGGTCTTAAAAAAATAACGGACAGCATTGATGCGGTAGCCATGCAAGGTGTTGATGATATATTTAGGGAAGGTCCACCATGTTTAGCTGAACTATCTAAACTAACCAAAGAAGATGGTTTCGATGGTAAAGATAGATTTCTGTATAACTACCATGTCTTTGTAAAATTAAAGTATGAAGAGAACTGGGAGCAGATGGTTATGGATGCACCCGTTAAGTTTTTTTCAGGTGCCAATGCACATGCATGGGATAAAAATAAATTAAAGGCTAAACTAAAATCATGGCGAGATACATACAAAGGATACACCTGCACACAGAGTCCTATCAGTGATTACTGTAAGAAAGGTATCTGTGTAAAAAGAAAGTTTGGTGTGCTGTGTGGATCTAAAGGTAGCTATCCAATCCTTACTAATTTAGTCAAGATTGATTTAGAACCGGATGCAGAATACACATTTGATGTTACTCTACCCGATGGTGAAGATGTACGAACAGTGCATTGTCGAAACGTGGAGCACGTTAACGATCAAAGAAAAAGACGTAACGCTATATCAAAGTACGCAGGTTTTCCACCACCTATGATTAAGTCTAACGATGATCAAAAAGTTTTAGAAGATCTTTACAGAACACTGACAGTACAAGATCCACCAATAGGCACAACACCAAAAGAAAAATTACATGATCAATTACATCAAAAGATAAATGGAGCAAGAGCACAGAACGACGTTAGTTTTAAATCTGGTGGTGTATTAATTGATGATGAGTTTGCTTATTTTAAATTTGCTAACTTCTATAACAAGCTAAAGAATAATGGATGGAAGTATCCTGAAGATAAAACGGGCGTAATGATACAAGAGTTCTATAAAGATTGCAATATAGAATTTATTGAAGAGAAGAGATTTCCATCACAAAAGAAAGGTGAATACAATACACCAACAAAACATTTAATTAAGATATCTCTTGAAAAATTTAAAAGCGTAAAAATTTTACACAATAAAATTAATTACGATAAGGAGATTATATGATTAGAAAGATATTGGGTCCTCCTGGTACAGGTAAGACAACAAAATTATTACATTATGTAAGGACACTGGCTAAGTTTGGTACACCACTACACAGAATAGGTTACTTTGCTTTTACTAAAAAAGCTGCAGGCGAGGCAAGAGGACGAATGTTAGATAAACACCCAGAGCTAGAAGATAAAGACTTACCCTACTTTCAAACATTACATTCATTTGCATTTAATCTTTTGGGTATGAAAAAAAGTAACGTAATGCAGAATGAAGACTATGCAGCCATAGGAAGAGAAGTAGGTATTGAAGTATCTGTATTCTCAAATGGTGAGGACAGCACAGGTTTTATAGATTCAAACAGTGAATATTTTAAACTTATCTCTGCAGCTAAAATAAAAAACCTATCGATCGAAGAAGAGTTTAACAGCAATATGTATTCTGAAGATCTAGACTTTGAGATTGTAAAGATCCTAAAATTAGAACTAGACAATAGAAAGGAGGCTTTTAAATTAGTCGACTTCAACGACATGATAGAAAAATTTATATCTCGTGCAGATGAATTATGCCCAACTTTTGATGTTGTGTTTATAGATGAAGCACAGGATCTATCACCTATACAATGGAAAATGTATGATGAACTAAAAAATAAATCTAAACATGTTATTTTAGCTGGTGATGATGATCAAGCTATTTATGGTTGGGCTGGAGCCGAAGCTATTTATGGTTGGGCTGGAGCCGACGTAGGACGATTTCAAAAAGAACCTGGTAAGGAACGGGTATTACCAAAGTCCTATCGTGTTCCACAAAGCATACAATCTATAGCCAATAAGATATTAGATCGTATACCTAATGAGAGACGAATACTTAAAACATGGCAGCCACGTAAAGAAACAGGCAACATATATCCTGAATCTTATTCCCTACAAGAAGTACCCATACAAGATGGCAACTGGTTGATATTAGCAAGAACGAATTATAGATTAATTAACTTAATGCCGGACCTACAATCCATGGGTATTTATTACGAATACAAAAACAGAAAGAGTTTTTCTGAAAGACTATACAAAACGATAATTAACTGGACACGATATGTAAAAGGCGAAGAGTTAAACGAAGCTGAGATTAAAGATATTTTAGAATATACAGAGTACACAACCATAGAGGAGATAGATAAAGATTTAAAATGGTATGAGTTGTTACAACTAGATATGGACGACAGCCTATACATAAGAAAAATGCTAGAGAGAAAAGAACCTTTAAGTAATAAACCAAGAGTTAAATTATCTACCATACATGCAGCTAAAGGTGGGGAAGCCGATAATGTTTTATTGGTATTAGACATGTCTAAACGTACTTTAGAATCATTACAAAGAAGCATGGAGAAGCAAGATGAAGAACATAGGGTTTGGTATGTTGGGGTAACTCGAGCAAAACAAAATCTGTATTTCATTGCAGGAAAAAATAAGGAGAGAAGTTATGACGTCGAAAGTTTGGGATAAACAAATTGCAGGATCTCACTACAGACATTTTAAGATTCAGCCCAGTAAGTTTGTAGTCGAGAATGAGCTTTTATTCCCGGAAGGATGTGCTATAAAATACATTTGTAGACATCGTTTGAAAGGAAAAAAGCAAGATCTAGAAAAGGCAATACACTTTATAGAAATGATTATTGAAAGAGATTATTCAGAAGATACTACCACAAAACCCCTGCCACCAGGATTTACATTTAAAAAGGATAGCAATGAGAATACCTAAGTTTGAAGCACAAACAGAATGGAATATTCCCACAGAGTTTCCAGATCTTAGACAAGTAGAAGAGATAGCAATTGACTTAGAAACAAAAGACCCAGATCTAAAAGAGAAAGGATCTGGTTCTGTTATAGGTAATGGTGATGTTATTGGTGTTGCTGTAGCCACGACTGGTTATAAAGGATACTTCCCTATCGCACACGAAGGTGGGGGGAATATGGATCGTAAAAAAGTTTTAGAGTGGCTTAAAGATATTTTAGAATCACCATCAACAAAAGTATTTCACAATGCAATGTATGATGTCTGTTGGTTAAAACAATTAGGTTTTAAAATAAATGGTGACATTGTTTGCACTATGATAGCTGCAGCCATTACAGATGAGAATAGATTTAGATATGATCTCAATAGTTTATCTTGGCATTATCTTGGCTACGGTAAGAACGAAGCTGCATTAGCTGAGGCTGCATCCGAATGGGGCATCGATCCAAAGTCTGAAATGTATAAGCTACCATCCATGCACGTAGGATCTTACGCTGAACGTGACGCTGAGATTACACTGGGTTTGTGGCAAGAGATGAAGAAAGAAATTATACACCAAGATCTTGAAGACATCTTTGATTTAGAAACAGAACTATTTCCATGTCTTGTAGATATGAAGTTTAAAGGTGTAAGAGTAGACATAGACAAAGCACACCTGATGAAGAAACAATTAGTACAGGAAGAAAGAGATTTACTAACCGCTATTGAAAGAGAGACAAATGTTAGGCCACAGATATGGGCTGCAAGATCTATTGCAGAGGTTTTTGATAATTTAAAAATACCATACGAGAGAACACAAAAAACTTCAGCACCCAGCTTTACTAAAAACTTTTTACAAGAACACGAACATCCTGTAGTAAAAATGATTGCAAAAGCTAGAGAAATAAATAAGGCACATACAACTTTTATAGATTCAATATTAAAGTATCAACATAAAGGCAGAATACACGCCGATATAAATCAATTACGTTCACAGTTTGGGGGAACAGTGACAGGAAGATTTTCCTATTCTAACCCTAACCTTCAACAAATTCCTGCAAGAAACAAAGATTTAGGACCAAAGATAAGATCTTTATTTATTCCTGAAGAAGGATGTAAATGGGGATGCTTTGATTACTCGCAACAAGAACCACGTTTAGTTGTTCACTATGCATCTCTCTATAAATTACCTTCAGTCTATAGTGTTGTTGATGCTTACCACAATAACAAAGACTCAGACTTTCATCAGACAGTAGCAGATATGGCAAAGATTCCTAGAACCCAGGCCAAGACAATTAATTTAGGTTTGTTCTATGGTATGGGTAAAACTAAATTACAGGCAGAGTTAGGTGTAACGAAAGAGAAGGCTGCAGAATTATTTAATACGTATCATGGTCGAGTACCTTTTGTTAAACAACTCATGGAACGAGCATCTAATCGTGCACAGGACCGTGGTCAGATAAGAACTTTACTTGGTAGACTATGTAGGTTTCATTTGTGGGAGCCTAATCAATTCGGTATGCACAAAGCATTGCCTCATGAAGATGCACTCAGGGAGCATGGACCGGGGATCAGGAGAGCTTATACATACAAATCACTTAATAAATTAATTCAAGGATCAGCAGCAGACATGACAAAGAAAGCAATGCTAGAACTTTACAAGGAAGGAATTATACCGCACATACAAATACATGATGAGTTGGATCTTTCAATAAAAGATGATAAACAAGCAAATAAGGTTATTGAAATTATGGAGAACGCTGTTACCCTAGAAGTTCCCAATAAAGTAGACTACGAACAAGGCGATACCTGGGGTGATATTTATGATTAGTTATGGCTTACTTAAATGCAAACATACCAGTGGAGTACGCACAAATCAGAAGAGAGTATCTCTATGATCTTAAGAAACACAAAGGGGAAGTTGAAGACTGTATTATTTTCGGTCTATCATCTATTACGGGGAAGTCTATTCTTTTTCATGCGATTATGGAAAACGGTGCGATCTTCTATCGTTTACCAATTACGGCTTTTATTCAACGTGGCTTTAAACCGGAGGCTGTTCCAATTCGCAGACTTGACGAGCTTCAGTTATGGAATTGTTTTAGTTATTATCCTTCTGTGCATTCTTGGGATATCTTAGACGGACAAGCTGGGAAATACATAGGAAAAGATAAGAAATGGCATCCAGGTAAATACCTATTTACAGTTGACTTTGCTCACCCTGAAAGTAATATATTAGACACGGACCATTCAGAGATTCCGCACGAGCACAAATGTGCTCACATCATAGCCCTAGACGATGGGAACTATGCAGCACAACCTAACAACCGATGCATTTGGGATATACCTTCATTTACAGTGAAAGATAACATTCCAGATTGGAAAGTGCAGACATCTGAGTGGAATGTAGAAAATACAAGTAAGTGGAAGACTGAAGATACGGACAACTTCTTCTACGAAATTGAGGAGAAAAAACATGATTGAAAAATGTAAAAA